TAATTCAGCTGATATTCTGGCTAATTTAGTTAATAATAATTTTTGTTTAATTTTAATATATATTTTAATAACAGATAAAGCTATATTTAATCCTTTAATAACATTATTTAAAATATTAATTATATTTTGAAGAGTAGATACAGTTCTCTTTAAATTAGAAACACGTCTATCAAAATTATTTTTAAAAATAGTGTAGTTACTTGAATCATTAGGTACAAATGTGAATACACCATTTTCAATAGTTAATGTACCTTTATTTTGAAGTTGTTTCTTAGTGTCTTTAGTTAATTTTTTAATTAATAAATCTGCTATATTTTCAGCTCTAACAAACGACATTAATACAGGGGTGAGTAAACCTGTTATAACACCTTGAGCGCTTTTGGCGGTTTGTCCAACTTGATCTTTTAAAAATCCTTTTTTATCATCAAGTGATTTTTCAAACTCACCTGCTTTTTGTTTTTGTTTTTCAGATCTTTTTTTAATAGCCTCAGCTGTCTTATCATCTGGTTTTCTATAGTTGTTAGCGTTAGGTAGATTAGATGTAAAATTTTGTAATTGTTGAGGAGTATAATTTTTATAAGTGTTAATAGGTACATTATTCAAAGATGCTATCTTTTCACCTGGTAGATTTTTAATAGCATCTACTTGAGCAGGAGATAGTTGTTTTATTTTACTAGCATCTAAGTTAGCAGTAACATTCACAGGTACATTATTTAAATTACCTGGTTGATTATACTGTGGTGGTGTGGTTCCTATTGTTCCCATTATATTAATGATACAGTGTCTGATTTAACATTACCTGGTTCAGCTAAAGAATTTTTAGTATTTTGCATCTTTATTTTTAAATAAGCAGATGCTATAACAGCTAATGGAGGAAAATTAACAGCCGCCTCCATCATTTTACTATAATTAGATAAAGCATCATTTTGATCATTTACTGTTGTTTCTAAAGCATCACCTTTAACTACTGGTTCAACTGTTCTTCCTTTAGTACTATATCCAAGCTGAATATTAGGAGAATTGATTAAGAAGAAATTTCTAGGATCTGTTGTTCCTTGAGGTCCAACATCTAGTCTAACTGAGTTACCAGCTGAAAAGTGAGTTATACCTTTTGATTTAAATAATATATCATCATTAGTAGAGTTAAATACTAAACGATCAGATGATAATACTATTTGTTCCCCATTATAATTTTGATCAGCCATTATTAATAACTTTTGTTATATTTATTAAATCTTGTCACACCCCAACTAGCGTAAACATTTTTAGCTGCTGATAAAGAAGCAGGATCATCACATCCTGAAGCTACCCAAGTGCATCTATAAAGTTTAGCCCATGCGTCAGCGTCTGTTGCATCTAATAGTCCTTTAAAATTCATAGCTTGAGCTTTAGAAGCAACAGCTCTATCTATACTAGTAAAACCAGCGAATATTCTTAAACCATAGGCGTCCTTAGCTATATATCTAAAATCAATATATTGACTAACTGTTTGTCTCCATTTTCCTTCTGCTTGTAATCCAAATATATTCCAGTCATATCCTCCAAAATATCCATCTGAAGAAAATCTTCTAGAGGCTTCTAATGCTGTTAAAGAGAAACAGTTTCTAGCTTGTTGTTCTGTCAACCCAACACGTTTAAAGGCTGCTATTAAATCAGTATATGATATTAAGTCTTTTACAAAAGTTTCTTGTTTAACAGGTACTATTCCTCTATATCCATCTGGTAATTCAGTACCAGGTTTAGCTCCGGGAACTGGATTTGGTAAATGTATTTCTTGATTTTTATCTCCATCTACTCCTACTAAAACACCAGTGTTTAAAACTAATTTACCTCCTTTACTAACTGTTACATCTTTAGGTCCATTATATCTCACAGATGGAGGTTCAGTAGTTAAACCAGCAGGTATAGAAACAGTTGGTGAAACAATATCAAAGAGTATATACTCAGTTAATTGAACTGGTTCAATAGCAAATCCTGTTTCATCTAAGAATATAAATCCACCATCTTCATTAGGAGCGGGTTTTGAAGCTGTAGTTTCAGTTGTTGGTAATGAGGTTGGGGTTGGAGTAATAGTTATTGTAGGTTGAGGAGTTGGTGTTGGGGTTATTTGTTGATTAGCAACAATTATTTTATTTGGATCTGTTGTTTTAGATTCAAAATATGTCTCATTATTATTATTTCCTACTGGATAAGGAGGTAGTTGTCCTGGTGCTAGAGCAGCTATAAATGTACTTGTATATCCATCAATAGGTACATTTCCAAGGTATTTTTCTTGGTTTAGTTTTTGAAGTTCAGATTGTTTAATACCAGCATAAATGATAGTGTTACCATTAATGTCTGCTGTTACACCATTAGACTTTCTTCCTTCAATACTAACATCACCAGGATTAATATCTCTAAAAAATTGTCTTTCGTTTGCCATTATGGATAAACATTATCTTGTAATTGTAATTTAGCCTCATTAGCTAACGTGTCTATTATTTGTTGCTGATTTGAAGAATCAGCATTTAATCTATTTGTGAAAACAGTATTATTAGTACCTTTTTTATAAGCGGACATTACTATAGCAAACCCACTTCGTCTCCAATAGAGTTCAAATTCTTGTCCGGCTCTATTAGTGTAATTTTCTTTAAATGTTCCTCTAGGATCTAATGTAGGTGTTGGAGTAGGAGTTGGAGTAGGTGTTTCAGTAGGAGTTGGTGTTGGTGTTGGAGTTGGGGTAGGAGTTGGAGATGAAGGGGTTAGAGTAGGTGATGCATTAACTCCTATTTCATTCAGTTTATAATTTTTAACTGAATTTTCTTGAGGTTGAGGAATGTTTTGAGGTACTTTGTTATCATCAACAGTCATTTGAACTGAAATAGGTCCTAAAATATAGTATGTTGATTGATCATATTGGTTAGAAGGAGATCCAACTGTTTTGCTAGGGCCTTTAATTAAAGGAACTATTTCACCTACTTCAGGTAAACGAGTAAAGTTAGGATTAAAATTTAAAGCTTTACCTGTAACAACAGTTTTATTAACTAAGTTAGATACTTGTAAACTATTTTGAATTATTTCATATTGTATAGAACGATCTGGATTTACAGCAGTAACTCGTCCATACTGAATATTTTGAGATAAAGCAGGGTTAAAATTATTATTTCCAACACCAGTTGTTTGGTTATTGGCGGCTGTTATATTACCTGTTTTTATGACATTTTCAGCTCCCATTTCCTAATTGCTTTGGCTCTTCAATTTTAATACCACTAATTTCTTGGAATAATAATTCTTTATCTCGCTCACTTAATATACCACCATCACCACCATCACCAGGACCAGTTGACATAGCGCGTTGAACAATACCAGCCATTTTGATTAGGGCCTCGTCATTTTTAACAGCTATCTCCATATACTCTTTAAGTAATGGTACAAGCATCATTGCATCACCTGGCTCTTGAATCATTGGTTTGAGCTGGTCGATTAATGATTTAATTTCCTTTTCCTTACGAGACGCATTTTTATATATGTCTTCTAGTAAGCTTGAAAAGGTTTTGTCCTTAAATATAACTTGATTAAAATCCATCATTCCTATTTAATATAAATATGGAAGATGTAAGGAGTTATAGCGCCATAGTAATACGTCCATGTTCATAAAATTCATTGAACTTACGAACATATATTACTTTTAAACGCTTGATAATTTTAGTAATTTGAGGTGTTGATGCCTCAGTCATTTCCTTAATATAGATGTATAAGGCTTTCTTATTAAAAACATCAATATTTTCACTTTTACGGAATAACTCAATAATAGCATCAGCTATTTGAGCGTCACGTTGTTTAGGAAATAAAATAAATATATTGTGATCTACATACTTAGTGAATTGTTTTAAAAATGATGTTGGTTCAAGATCATTAGCTTTTTCACTAGTATTTACAAGATCAATCAATATTGACTTATCCTCATCAACAGCTTCAACAGGTGCTTTATCTTTTAGTTTCTTATAATTAGCATTATTGTATAGGATAAGATAGCGTTTAGCAATAGTACCAAAGTAAGAATAAGCTTTTCCTTTTGACTGGTCATACAGATGTAATTTTTCTAAAAGAAATGCTACTACCTCATGTTGGAGTTCAGGGATTGTATCAACTTCTGTATAGTAAAACTTAAAAGTATGAATGATATTCTCAGCCAATTTATGAAACGCGTAATTGATTTTTTCATTAAAAAGTTTATTTCGTTTTTTAGGACTTCTTAATTTTAAATACTCAATGATGGCATTTTCAGTTTCCTGAGTGAAATAATTAATTGACTGTTTTGGTTTGCGTTTACGGACAGTCCCCTTCTTCGTTAGCAATACTTCTTCACTCATCTTAGCTTTTTAAATAATGACTTAACGAATCTTGAATGTTTTGTAAGTTACGGAAGAAGAAACCAATCTGATCATCCGCTTTAAATGCTTCAGTTAAATCAACTTGATGTAGTTGTTTATTTGATTCCTCAACTATAGCGGCTACACTATCAATAATGATTTTTTGTTTAGTAGCGATTTGCTCTAATTTAGTTACTTTTTGATTTAAGTTCCAAATGATGTATCCAAATATTGTGAATACCCAAAGTACAATTGAAATAATTCCTAGTATCATATATTTTTCATTAGTTCAGCTAAAGCCGGATTAGCCATTGTTTTAAGGGCTTTCTGCTTAACAGCCGAATTATTTTTATTTAATTTAAAATTATCTTTTTTAGATTCTTTAGGTTGTTCTTGCTTTGGTCCTAACAACTTAGGTAACCATTCCATCTCAAATTCAACTCTGGCGGCTAATAAATCTGCTTGATGAACAACATAAATAAGTGAAGTACGAGGTTTAGTTTCTGGGTTGAAAGTGATTAAATATGGTTTGTTAGCTTCATCATATAATCCATCATGTAACTTAATAGCTAATGTTTCATTTTTAGTAGGTAAAATACCATTACTAATTAATAGATGTAACCCACGATCAGGAACAGTCATATACTCTAAACGATCATTAAACATATAAGTTTCATTCAACTTATCTCGTCTCCATTGATCTGTTTGTTCAATGTAAGCTGCGTTTTGTTCATCTCCAAATTTACCTAAGTCATGATTGATAGCTGAGAAAACAAGTTCCTCAGTTGTATAAGTATCTACCATTCCAAACTCACGCCATACTTGATCTATTTTAAGAGCAGCATCTACAACTCGGTTTACATGATCAATATAACCACCTGGGAAACAGTTGTGGTATTGTGGACGATGTGAAGCAGGCATCATAACAAAACGCTCTTCATGTTTGAGATAGAAGGCTTTAAGTTGTTCACCTCGCTCACCTGAGATGTATGTGTCAATAGTATTTAAAAACTTAGTCCAATTAGCTTGAATTTGTTCTGGTGTTAGCATAACTTTTATTGTTCGGAGTTAATTAATGTTCTAATTTCTTCAACTTTATCTTTTAATTTACTAAGCATTTCTTTAGCTAGTAATGATGTAAACTTAGGATTTGAAAACTGTGATTCAAAACCGATTAACATGTTTTCAAGTTGGTCTAGTTTGTTTTGTACTGGTTGTTTGTACCTCATATATATCTTTTTATAATATTAATTAAGTCTGGTATTGTATCAAATGTAAGTAATTTATCTGATGTCTCCAACTCTGTTTCTGAGACGATAGTAATTACTTTAACTCCTAAGTCAAGAAACACAATTGGGTATGATTTAGTTTTAAATTTATCCTCTATTTTATCAGCAAATTCAGGAAATTTATAGGCATCAATATTCTCATAGGTTAACCCGCAACCGTTTAATTCACTCTTTAACCACTCGCAATAATCACAATCACTTAACGTCAATAACCTTATTCCTACTTCACTCTTATTACTCATAAGTTACTTATTAGTGCTCTAAAAAAATATGGAAAATTTCTTGGGAGGCCAAATTTTTCTTGATGTTCATATATAAATATATAAGAGAGGTAAGCTCACGCTTACCCCTCAGGCTAATCAACACCAACATTATTTGGTAATATATTTAACCAATTCTTTATTTAACATCATCAGTTTAAATTTACCTGGATTACTATTATAAATCGACTTAACCATATTATAACATACATCAGTGGCGAATATTTTTTCGGTAACAATTTTACTGATACGTTCAATTAGTGGTTTTTCAACATTATTTTCTTTAGCATAAAACTCTAAATAGTTAGCAACCCTTGTACCTAATGTTGACGCAATATCAGCTCTATATGCTTTATCTTTACCTACTAGACCTTTAAGTGTATTAAGTACATACTGTTCATCTTGTGTCATGATATTTTCTGGTGATATCATTTTATCCAATTTGTTATTAATGAACATAGTAAACAAAGTACTAAACTCACTACCAACTGAACCCTCACCAATCATTTGAATTAATGGTAATTGATCTTCAAATGTTTTAATTGAACTAATACTATTAAAGAACATACTAACACTTCTGCTGTTAATTTCTTTAGTAACTAACTCTGGATGCATCAATAAGAAGTTAATACATCTACCATCCAACTTATTTTCTTCAGCCCACTTACCCCAACATTTAAGATCAAACTTTAAATTAACACTAATGAATCTCGTTTTTTGAGCGTTGTCAATACTGTTAACTAAGTAATCTCCATTATCAGGATTACTTGTTAAGATGATATGCCAATCTTTAGGTAACTTCCAACTAATATATTGTTGTCTATCAATTAACTCCATTACAGCTTGAATGAACCTCATATCGGCGCGATTCCAGTCATCCAATAATAGAATACCACCATTATCTTTACCACTAATCCATTCTGGCGGACAATAACTCATACGATTTAAACCTGTAGTTGCAAAACCTTCTTTACGATAGTCATCAACTGCATTTTCATCTACCCATACTCTATCTTTAGTATCGGTCATTTCAAATTGACGAATTGGAAAACCAACCAAGTCACCAATTTCTTCAATTTGTGCAAGATTTAATTTAACAAAATTCAATCCTAATTCATTTGCTAACTGAATAATAGAAGATGTTTTACCAATACCTGAGTCACCTACTACTTCAGTACTCACCATTGGTTTATTGTTTTCTTGTAGATAACGATTGTTATCAATAATGTGTTTCAAAAAGTCCTTTAATTCATGGACATTTAATGATACAGTTGCGTTTGTTTTTGATGTTGATTTCTTAGCCATTTTTCTTATTTTTTAATATAATTAAATTTAAGTTATTAATTAAGGTCATGCAATTTGTACTTTAGCACCAGGTAATTCTTCATTAATTCTTCTTCCTGAACAGTGAACCCATAAAACAGGTTTACATGGTTGTGTCTGTTCAATACTACATTCACCATCAGTTAGATAAATTAGGTTCTGATATTTGTCTTTATGAGCTTTAAGATATTGCATTACTGGTTCATAACTAGTACCTCCACGGCCAGTTACTTCTTTAGATTCCTTAACTTCACCTTTATATTCATAAACACGTCCAATTGAAGCATCACATTCAATAACAGTTACTTCAGTACCTGTTTTATATATGTGATGAATTTCACTTAAAAACTCCTTTAAGTCGTCTTTAGAAACTGATCCTGATGTATCAATAGCAACTAGTGTATTTTTTCTTTGTTTAATTTTAAGGGCAGGATTACCATAGAAACGTTTATTTGGTTTACGTCTTGTTTTCTTAGTAAATACCTTACTAGCCATACCATTAAAACGTCTCAAATATGCTCTCCAATCAATAACAGCTTCTTCACTTAGATATAAACTATCAATTAATTCTTTCAACTCACCA